CTTATCAAGATCATTAGCACCAACTTTGTTGTCCACAACTCTCATCTGGTTGGGGCAACCACAGAATTGTACCTTACTTGTGGATGTTAATTCTGTTCCACATTCTTTGCATCTTACGGTAATCATTGGTCATGTTCCTCCTTGGTGGAATGGGAGTTACTGGAATCGAACCAGTGACCAGCTGCGTGTAAAGCAGATGCGCTACCGCTGCGCCAAACTCCCGTACTCCTCCACTTGGACTCGAACCAAGAACCTCAAAGTTAACAGCTTCGCGCACTACCGATTGTGCTATAGAGGATTATGTTGTTCCTTCTTAAGTTTGAAATACAGTTTATAATACTTATCACACATTTTTCTGAGGACATCTCTATCTTCATCAAAACCAAGTTTCTTGGTGTGTTGATAAGAACCTTCTAACTCTGATATGAGAAGAAGAATTTCTACTGGTTTCATGTTCCTAAAGAAGGAAAGCGAATGACGGGGATCGAACCCGTGACACCAACTTGGAAGGATGGGATGTTACCGCTACACCACATTCGCAAGGCAGGCAAGGAGGGACTCGAACCCCCGACCAACGCATTAGAAGTGCGTGGCTCTATCCATCTGAGCTACTTGCCCTTGTGGTGGTTCCTATCGCCGCTAACCCTGAACCACCAAGGGGATTACCGCAGTTGATTATGCTCTTTCGATACCGTCTGAGTAATCAACAAAGTCATCATACTGGTCTTTGCTAATTTCGTCAAGGGAGATAACTTCTAGATCTTCTTGAGGATCAAACCACTCATCGAATTCTGCCATGATTGCCATCTGATCATAAATTCTGTCAATTCCTTTGCCGTTGTACTCTTGAACTTTATCGATTGCCCACTGTCGAACATCAGCAACAATTTCTTCAGTTTCCATCATAGTAATCTTTTCGGAAGTATCTACTGAGGATGTTACTATTGTAGTAGGCAGGTTCTCCTGTGTCAAGGGATTCGGTGAGAACTCCGTGGACGAAGAGTTGTCTTGTTTCTTCAAAGTTTGTTTTGCCAGCTGTTTTATGTAAGCTGAGGATAGTTCTACTAAAATTCTGTCTACCCAATCGTTCAATGTCTTCTTTAAGTTCAGGACAAGACCCATAATACTTTTTCCAGTCAGATTCTTTTTTTACTCGGCGTTTTTTTCCTGGAGGTTTTCGATGAGACCAAAAATACTTTCTCCCAATGTATTGTCGTTGGTTTGTGAGATTGGTAATGTTATACACAAAACCATAAAAGTCGTGAATATCATCACTAGTAAAAGGTCTCTCACCATATCTCCATGGATTTTCATAATCGATATTCATCAATTGCATCCAGCACCATATTGAGATATTTATGTGCTAGATTTCGTGCTTCTTCACTATATTGATGTTCTTCCCAAAAGAGTTCATTCTTTATCTTCAGAACTCTTGTCTTGAATTCGATTGCAGAAATTTCATTTCTTGGCATTAAGGGGGATGCATCTCCCCCTATTTAAGCAAAAATCAGAGTTGAAAACCACTGAATGTGTCTTTTTTAACATCTTGCTTAATACCACCAACAACATAGGACTCTACTTCTGTCTCCTGTGGTGCCACCTGGAGACCCTTAGAGGAGATCCAGTGCTGCGTCCATGGCAGTGGATTATTCTTGGCAGGAACATCATATTGTCTCTTCAATCCAATCGCTACAAGACGGCGATTAGCAATCCACTCAACATATTGCTGAAGAAGTTTGTCGTTCAAGCCAATCATAGATCCATCTTTGAACAGATAGTCTGCCCATCTTTTCTCTTCATTGACAGCATTATCAAATGCCTTGTAAGTCCACTCTTCCTCTTCCTTCATGATCTGCTTCATTTCAGGATCATCGCCCTGTTTCCACTTATTGAGGATGTTTTGTGTTATTGCGAGGTGTTGATTCTCATCTCTAGCAATAAGGGAGATAATTTTTGCTGAACCTTCCATGAGTTTAAGTTCACCAAAAGCAAAACTGCAAGCAAAAGAAACATAAAACCGAATTCCTTCAAGGATGTTAACATTTGCAACTGCTCTATAAAGTTTACGTTTCAGTTCATAACGGTCGAATTTACCTGCAATATGACCCTCATTAGCAAGTTGCCACATGGTGCTATTGTCATACTGATGAGCACTACCAATAAAGTCATCGTATGCTGCTGTAACACTGCTTGCACGTTCCAAAATGCGATCATCAGTTACGATCTTGTCAAAGACCTCTGAGGGGTCACTGTAGACATTCTTGATAATGTAGGTATAGGAACGACTATGGATCATTTCCATGAATCCCCAGACCTCCATACATGCCTCTAGTTCAGGTAGGCTGCAGTAAGGAATAAAAGCCATCCCAGGACCACGCCCTTGAATGGAGTCAAGCATAATCTGGTACTTGAGGTTAGAGGTATAGATATGCTTTTGTTCTGGACGAAGTGTTTGATAGTCCCCACGATCTTTCTGCAGTGAAACTTCTTCTGGTCTCCAGAAGTAACCCAACTGTTGTGTAGTAAGTTTATCGAAGACCGGGTATTTGTAAGAGTCATACCTCTGTACTCCCAGAGGTTGACCAAAAAACATTGGCTGCTTTTTAGTATTTACTTGTTCAGTGTTAAAGACCGTCATGCCCTTAACTTTAGTCATATTAATGTCCTCTACGGATGAAACTTTAAACTGCACAGGATTCACACTCTCCCTCCTCGGCTTGTTCTAATTCGGTTAACAGATTCTCTAATGTGGATTTTTCTTCCTCTACTTCATCATTTTTCATATCATGGGTATTTTGATAGTAGGAAGTTTTCCACCCGTACTTATATGTAGTTAAAAAGTCTTGTGCCATGGTGGACACTGGAACTTCGTTGTCTGGATAGTTTTCAGGATTGTAACTCCAGTTACCAGAAATTGCTTGATCAAAGAATTTTTGCATCACAGCAACAACATTAATATAACCACGATTGGACTCCATATCCCAAAGGAGAGTATAATTGTTTTTAAGATAGTTGTATTGAGGAACAATCTGTTTGAGTGGTCCTTTTTTACTCTTCTTAATGGACAGGTAGTCTCTAGGTGGCTCGATTCCATTTGTTGCGTTTGACACAACGGAACTGCTCTCTGAAGGCATTTGTGCGGACAATGTTGAGTGCCGTAAACCGTGTTCAGAGATAGATGCCCTAAGAGCCTCCCAATCATGCGTCAACTCCTGATTAGTAATTTCATCAACATCCTTCTTATATGTATCGATAGGTAAAATACCATCAGCATACTTAGTGCGGCCGAAGTCAGCACACCAACCTTTCTCTTTAGCAATTTGATTAGATGACTTCAAGAGATAATATTGAAATGCTTCAGTCAGTCCATGAACTGCATCCCATGCCTCTTGTGAATCATAATTAAATCCAAGTTTGGCAAGATAGTGTGCCAGACCAATAAAACCGATTCCAAGAGATCTCCGTGCCTTTGTAGCGCGTTCTGCTGCCTTCACAGGATACTCCTGATAATCAATTAGTTCTTCCAGTCCACGCACAGAAAGATCACAAAGATCTTCAAGTTCCTCATCAGACTTGACCTTACCAACGTTGATTGCAGACAGAATACAAAGGGCAATCTCACCAAAATCATCATCAATATGATTGATAGGATCTGTAGGCAGGGTGATCTCTTGACACAGATTACTCATGTTCACTTTATCTTTGAACGATGAATGAGTATTACAATGATCGATGTTCATAATATAGACACGACCAGTCTCAGCACGCTCCTTGAGAAGATCAAGAATCAGTTTCTGTGCCCCAATAGTCTTTCTTGGAACAGACTCGTCTCGTTCAAAACCCACATATAGATCATCGAACCTATCAGTACCAAAAGCGTCATATAAACCTGGTACGTCATGCGGTGAGAAGAGGCTAATCTCTCCATCCTGGATGAAACGTTCGTAGAAAAGTTTTGAAGTTTGGATTGAATAGTCAAGTTTACGGACTCTATTATCTTCGGTGCCTTTGTTGTTCTTTAGGACGATGATGTCTTCGATTTCTTGATGCCAGATTGGAAAGTGAACAGTCGCTGACCCACCTCGGATACCGTTTTGTGTGCAGCATCGCACAGTTGATTCAAACTTTTTGAGGAAGGGGACCACACCTGTGTGTTGAACCTCTCCGCCTCGGATCTTACTGTTGATGCCACGGATTCTACCCGCGTTGATACCGATTCCCGCTCTTTGTGCAACATATTTGCCAATTGCCATATCAGAGCTAAAGATACTATCGAGGGTGTCATCAACATCAACAAGAACACAGCTAGCAAATTGTCGAAGTGGAGTTCGCACTCCCGCCATGATAGGTGTGGGAATGTTGAGTCTGTGTTTGGAGATTGCGTCATAGTACCTCTTTACGTATGACATGCGAGTATCTTTTGGATACTCAGCAAAAATTGTCAGTGCAATCATGATATACATGAACTGTGGAGTCTCGTAGACACCACCAGAACTTCTGTCCTGTACTAGATATTTATCTGCAACTTGTCTTAAACCAGCATAAGTGAACAGGAAATCACGATCATGGTCAATAAAAGTATCTGCCTTGGCAATCTCTTCCTTAGAATACTTAAGAAAAATGTCTTTATCATACACATCAATGTTTGTGCAATCCATGATGTGTTTCTCTAAACTAGGAAGTTCTCTCATCTTCCCATAAAGACTTTTCCGGAGACTAAACAAAAGCAAACGTGCTGCGACAAACTGATAATTGGGATGATCAAGATCAATTAGATCGGAAGCAGAACGTATCAAAATTTCTTGGATTTCTGCGGTGGTAATTCCATCATAAAACTGAATACCGGATTTCATTTCTACTTGACTTGCAGACACTCCTGCAAGACCCGCAGTTGCCTCCTCAACCATCAAATGCATCTTGTCTAGGTCAAGAGGTTCAATTCTTCCGTCTCTCTTTTTAACCTTGGTGCCGTTACTCATATCTTCTTCCAGGTGTTGAATTTAAGTTTTGCTTGTAAACCACTATAGGTGTTTAATTCTATCACAGACTGCACATCCAGTCCAGACATCACCATATCATTTATGTCTTTATCATCGATGCTTTCAGGCCAGATGACTACCGACTGACCAGAATCGATGGTCTTAGAGATTCGGTTTGTAATCTCTCTGTTGCGTGGTTCGTTATCATAAATCCACACAGGATTGTCAATCCCCCAACGACTGATATCAGCATCAGCTCCGCACATAGCAATCGCATTGCGAATGAACGTGCTGTCGAAAGGTCCTTCTGTAATGTAGACTGGAGCATCTCTTCTGATGTTATCCAATCCGTAGATTTTTGGTGCATCATCGTCAAGCATCACGGTAATGTATTTAACCTTGCTCGGACCTAGGGATCTTCCCTGGAATCCAATTAAGTTCTTTTCATAATAAAGAGGGATGATAATACGTTCTTCATCATGTGTTTCACTCTCAAATGTTGGTTTAAGACTGTTAGCAAACTTCTTAAACTTTTCAGCGTAGTAGAAATTATCAGGGTTTAGTTTCCTTGCTGTAAGATACCCTGCTGGTGTAGGATATTCTGATGCCTTAGGAAGTTTTAGTTTCTTTTTAAATCTAGGTGCTTCAAATTTAAAGATAGGTTCCTCTACGACTGTAGATCGACCAGTTTTTCCATCCTTAAATCTTTCAAAGACATACTGTTTATGAAGAACAGGATCTTGCTGTTTCAAAAAGCTACTAAATGTCATCGAAGCACCACAGTTGTGACACTTATAGTTAACATCTGATTTTACAGAGTAAAGGTATCCTCTTGTCTTTGACTTATTCTTCTGTGAGTCTCCACAGATTGGACACCGAAAATTGTATAAATTTGACTTTACTCTTTTAAACTTTTGTAGTTTTGATGAAAGAAGATTGATAAACTTTGAATCAACGTGATTCATTCACAGATGCCACCACTGGTGCTACTATAACACTTTCTGCATGAGATAACAAGGGTCTCAGGGTTTTAATTGCTTGTGGATTAGTAATTATCAGTACTGCTCCCAGTGCTCCGATACCAATCCAAAGTTTGCGTTCCAATAATGATAGTCGTTTAGTAACGCTGTCATGATCGCTGTCCATTTTATCACGGAGTTTGTCGATTTTATCAAACAACACCGCGTCGATGTCCTCTTGTTTTGATATTCTTTCCTCATGGACCGCTAACATTCGCGACACATTATTATTTACCTCAGCAATTTTTTCAATAGCAGCATCAAGTTTAGAAACTATACCCTCGAAAGTCTCTAATCTTTGATCTAAAACCGCGAGTTTTACTTGCTGATCATCCATTGGGCGTCCATGTTTTTCTAACACCTTTCATGTAAATATACTTCTTCTTCTTTTTAACAGGAGGATCGTCTCCAGCCTCTACGGTGCCAGCAATTTTACCACCACCAACATTATTAGTTGGCTGCTCATAAAGATGAGAACGAATTATATCTATAACTTTATTGTATGCCTTGCTTTTCATCGTAGATTTTGTAAAGTTCGGTCAAACAAGTCATGTCAACTTGAATATCATGAATGTAAGTATGAGGATACTCTGGAAATCTACCTAAAAAAATAATAAAACTTTTCATTGCAGACCAGAGATCACTTTCAATTTTAAAAAACAACATTGGTGTTGTTGCTTCACCAAAAATATTATATAAAATAATAAAATGGTTTAAGAGAAGATGAGTCTTTAGTTGACCAGAATTTTTATATCGTTTTAAGAGTCTTTTGATATATTTAAAATGATTTAAATCTCTGTCAAAATCTTCTCTTGTTACAGCTTGAGGATTTTCATAATGTTTAATAGCAAACAAAAGGAAGTTATCCTCATTCAACTCATTAAAAATCATATATTACATACTAATTATTTTTGACCAGGGAATGCAGGACGGTTACCTGTAGTAATACCGGACATGGCAACGAGAGTTTCTTTCTTGACTCTCAGGGTTCCGTGCTGATCAGTGTAAGTTGTAATACCAACCCAACCTACACCAGTTTCATATGCTGTTCCAGATGCACTCTGAGATCCTGTTGTCGAAATACCATAAACAAAGGTGTCCTTATTACTATTGCGTTGACTGTAATTTGAGTCTGTAATAGTGCTCTTAGGACACTGAGAAATGGTATACACAGTAGATCCCATTCCTGTTTTCAGTCCTGCAGTAGATCCAATTGTCAATCTATTTGCGCTAGCGATAGAAACAATAACTGCATCACCAAAATATGTTGAAATACCACCAATTGTGGCATCCCTATGACCAAATCGAATAATGTCACCAACTCTTGCCTCTGTGTGCCCCGCACCAGCAGCACCAAAAGTAGTACCACTACCAGTAACCAATCCTGTAGAATAATTGAGACTAACAGTCCCTGCGTTATTCAGATTGTCATTATTGCCCCAAAGTGCCATGTCTCTCTTCCGAAAAGTTTATTTGCTATAAGATATTTATAAAAAGGATAGGTTATAGATCAACCCTCTTCACGGGTAACCATTGCCTTCTTGACAACCTCTAAAAGTTGATCGTCCATGTCAGTCTTGGTTAGCTTAACCGCTTTACCCAAGATAACAAGACAGATCTCAACCAACTTCTCACCGAGTTCCTCATTTTCCGGAATCTTGGCGACGGCATCTTTAATTACCTTTGCTGCTAATGGAAGTAAGAATGAAAGCATGATGAACCTCGTAGTATATTCTATATATCGTTATTCTTTGTTAGAAACGTATCTCCCTAACTTTTTATCGTAACGTTTGACTTCACCAGGACGAAGACGATCTCTTGCTTCCCTTGCCTTACCAACAAACTTACCGAATTTCATCTTACGGTCTGCCTTGGCAAACTGTTTCTTCTCCTTGTCATACCTATCATACTTAGTTGTTTCATTCACATCACCAGAAGTATCTTTCTTATGGAGGCTTTTATAGAGATGCTTATGAAAAGGTTTTGCCTTCTTCATAATCTTATCTCTCTGAGAGTAGTCTGCTGCTTCTTTTGCAACTTTCTTCTCAGGAAGTTTCTTGTGCTTGGTTGATGCAAAGTCTTTTACATCACTCTTCTTCATATCAGCAGCTGCTTTAGCAGTCTCAGGAGTGGTTGGTGCCATCTCACCTTTTTGAATAGCACGAACTATTCCAAAGAATCGTTGCTGCTTTTTAGATACGGCAGGCATCAGTCACCTCTATAACGAGAACCAGGACGAGGACCAGTAGCATCGGTCATCTTCTGAGCATCTGTTCTGGTATCCTTTTCACGTTTTACTTTTTTGATAGCACCAAGTAATTTCGAGTTTGCTGCTCTCTTCTCCTCAGGAGACTTTCTATTGTAATCCCTAGAGATTTTCATCTGCTGATCAACAGACAATTCTTCTTTAAACTTCTTACCATCTTTCATTCGCTTGACATCATTATCAACTTTTTTATGTAACTCACCCATCTTCTTATCAGTTTCAAGTGCAGCATCAAGCACACCTTCACCCATCTCAGATTTTACGATGCTTGGACACTCTTTCTTTCCATGAACAGGACAGTCCTTACCCTGTGGATTATGAGCACAATCCATTTCTTCACCCATCGCTTTCGTGGGTGGTTCAGACTTTTTTACTTTGTTCAACCCCTGCTGTCTTTTCTGTGCGATCATTTTATCAAGCATTGCTTTCTTCTTTTGAAGTTGCAATTCTTGAGGAGACATTGATGCCTCTTCATCAACCAATTCAACCATCTCAATAATTTTTCCACCAATCTCCTCAACAGCTTCACCCAGTTTAGGGTTTATTTTTATTTTATTAGAGATCTTTTTTTCTTTAACTGGATTTGAATCAATATCATCGGACATAATTTCAGAGAGATCTTGTCTCCAGTTGGAGATATTCTCTTCATTCATTTTTTTCTTTTGATCAACATTCTTTTGCAGTTTCTGAAAAACCTGCATTCTTTCTTCATCAGGATTTTTTTTGTACTGAGGATGATCACTCATCTTCATACCACGCTTTTTCTCAAGACGTGCCTTACGCTCAGCAGTTCCTTTCTCAGGATCCATGTCACGAACACCTTCGGACATTTTCTTTTTGATTGCCTTACCGATTGCCTTACGACGGTTCATCAGATACTTATCAGTACCATCCTTCTTACCGTCATTATTGACATCACCGTCTTCCTTGCCGACAGGATCAAGTCCTTCTTTTACTCGAACTTTTCTTCCAAGAACAACACCGCCAGAATCCTGGAACTTTCCAGGATACATTTTCTTAGGAGACTTCTTATCTTTAATAGTAGAAGGTCTCTTTACAGGTTCGCGAGTTGTGATTTGGTTTGGATCTCCAGCCTTGGTTTCCCTAGTAGTTTTGGGATGATCCATATCCCTTTCATATTCCATTTTTTCAAGAATTTCTTCAATCTCTTCTGCAGTAAAAAGACCTGATGCTTCAAGTTCTTCCATTTTTGCACCTGACTTGTGTCTAGTTGTGCCTGCGGAATCAACATAAGTTTCTCTCTCCTTTCTAGGAGATACATAACCAACGCCAGGTACTACACCAGTCTTTCCAGCAGCACGGGCAGCATTTCTTTCTGCTGCTCTTTGTGCTGCTCTCTTACGATTTCTATCATAAGAACTCATCGCTTCATCAACCTCAACTTCCTCAGAGGACATACTACCTGTTGGACCATCTCCAAAGTGTGGGTTGCTCATAGAACCCATCTTCTTCATATCTTTACGTGCCTTCTCATTATTTTTCTGACGTTTCTTCATATCAGTCTCAAGATATGAATCATCTTTTTTCTCTGCAATCTGTTCTTTATAGACCTTGGAGAGATCTTTCAAATGAATTCCAGACATGGTGATACGACTACTTCTTTTTCTTATACTTATTTATTAAATTTTTCACACCAACAGTTCCAGTTAGTCTCATCACATACTCACGATGAGCATCAGTTCCTACAAGTCTTTGATCGGAGGGAACACCAGATGGACCTGGATAATTTACTACAGCTTCCATAACATCACGTATCCAGGACTTAAACATATAGTCCTCTTCTGTTACACAAATAAGATGATTGGTTCCACGTCTGATAATTTTACCAATCAATCCAGTATTTAAGTTTTCAACAATATCTCCCAAATTAAAGATATTGCCTCTTACATATTCATTGCGAAGACCTTTTGGATCACACTTAGGTGCAATCTCCCACATCTCAACAACTTCTTTCTTCTTAGATTTGATTTTCATACCAGAACGAACAGCATCAAACAATGCTTGAGTATCGCCATCATTCAGATCTTTTGGTGTTCCACTACGGAATGCTTTGAAGTCCCCATCAACAACTGCTTTTCTCATTTTAGATGCAGACATTCCCTCCACACCCGCAGCATCTGCATCTCTTACACCTGCAGAGATAACACGAATATTCTCAAAGTCATAAAGTTCTCCATTATATTTGGTTGCCAGATTCTCAAACTCAGACTGACGATCTGAACCTACAATAATATTAACATCTTTATAACCGCCTTCAGATGCAGCGATAAGAACATTGAATATTGATTTCATCTCATCATCATTGACAATGTTCTCTGCATAATCAGGGAACATTTTCTTCATGAAAGAAATCTTCATATCAGGATCCAATGGATTTTTCTTAGGATCCTGTGAACGTGAAGGATATATTTTAAGATCACCACCTTGCGATGCTTTCTTGGCAGCAGCAAGTAACTTACCATGACCTACAGTTGGTGGATTGAAACGACCAAATGCAACAGTCAAAACTTCTGAAGTCTCTGCACCAGTGTCTTCTTTCTCATCTGCTTTTGGTGTTGTAGCATCAGTCTCTTTTGGTGCAGTCTCCTTAGGTTCTTCTTCAGGTTTTGCCTGCGTTGATTTTGATTTTGCAGATTTGTCATCTTCTGCTTTTGCTTTTTTCTTACCAACAAACTTTAACTTACCATCTTCAGTAGTCGCAACAAATTTTCCACGGGAGTTCAACCAACCTCCGTGACCATCACTTACAAGGTTCAGTTTTCTCGCTTGCATACTTGCTTGCGACTGAGCCTCATTCAAAAACTGAAAGAAACTTTTCATTTATATTGATAATCCTTATACATTATTTAGCGTTTATTATCCCCGATATAATAGTTTAAGCATGGTAAATGCTCCAAGTTTTCCTTTCTGCTTCGCCTCCCTATATTCAGAGTCGCTCCTAATGGTCATGGTTAAAGTCATTTTTTTATTATTACTACCCATGATATCAATAAACCATTCTTGAACCGAATTGGGTTTTAAATATGCATTAACAGAAGTTACTGCTGGCAAAAATTCTCTCAAAGGATCAGTTGCACTAGACTCCGCCTTAGCACCAATAGCTTTTACGAGCATCATCGGAACTTCTACATCCTTTTTTTCCAATCTAAATTCATCTTCAATCCATGCTTTGGTTGCATTTACGTCGCCGTTTATCATACCAATCAACTTATTTCTACATATAGTATTCATCCTAACATAGAGTGCTTCAAACGCTAAATTATCATACTTAAATAAGTCAAGAATTTTTGCTTGCAAAATTTTATTAGGAGTTTGTCTTGAAGTAGATAAAACTAGATAATTAGTTTTATTAACAGACTTAGGAAGACCCGGAATTAAAGAATAAACATTATTCCACAACTCCTCTTTCAATTCTTCAACTGCTCTAGGATATTTTTTCTTCCAAGCAGGTTTTCTCATAGTGGTTGCCACGTATGAGTTTAATTTTGGTTCTTTAGATTTGGAAGTTCCTGCCTTCAAGCTAATCCCCATAATTTTGGGATGAACTTTTTTATCTTTAAACATTATAAAAATATCACCCGCATGATTATTGGGAACACCATTTGGTTTTTCTCTATATCCCCAAACAACTTTTTCTATTTCTCTTTGATGATTATAATCATAAATCCAATTCAATATACCTACAGCATTTTCTAATTTAGTTTTTTTCATGGCAGGTCTAATCCGTGCCATTTTCGTAATATATTCTTTTGCAGATTCAATATTACTAGAATTCACAAAAGATTTACTTGCTCCATTAGAAGATAAGTCAACTCCTTTGATAAACTCTTCTAGTTCATCTGCAGTTCTAGGATGAACACCAGAGTTAAAAGCAAGTGCCGGAAATAATTCGGTTATGGTAGAATTAATTGTGGTCTGTTCACCACCAGACAAATATGGAAGATCTTCCATTACCTTTTTTAGGTATTTATGGAGTTAAGCGGACTCGAACCGCTGACATCCTGCTTGCAAAGCAGGCGCTCTACCAACTGAGCTATAACCCCGAGAACCCCGAAGGGTCAGTGATCGTGATCTTCAGGAAGATTTGCTTCGATCTGTTCATCTAATTGTTGAATAAATTTACGAATAATTACAGCTCTCTGTGAGGGAAATTCATAACTATCTTGTTTGGTATGTTGAAACAAATATGTACGAATAAGTGCTGCTTCATGGATATTAAGTTTCAGATCAATACTAATGTCGCAACTCATAGGTCTTTCTCCTTTTGTTTAATGTCGAACTCTCTTTCAATTCCTTTATCCAACTGATTTGATATTTCTCTGATTTTTAAAATAGCATCATCAGAGAAGAAACCAGGGTGATCTTTTGTGTACATAAAAAGAGTATGACGCAGAAGAACTGCATCATTCATACTCATCTCAAGATTAATCACAAATCTCCATCCTTACGGTTTTCAGATTTATGAACATCAAACTCACCACCAGGGTAGCGTGCTTTCAGTTTGTCTACATTCATTTCTAGCACCTCATCAAAGGTTGTGTCAAGTGCCATACATGCCTGAGCAAGATACCAACAAATATCACCCAGTTCACGTTTCATGTGAAAGACATTCTCTTCAGTATAAGGTTTACCCTGGAAAATGATCTTCTTCACAACCTCAGTAAACTCACCAGACTCTGCAGTGAGACCAAGAGATGCAGTCAAAAGTTGTGTCACATTACAATCTTCTTGAAGTTCAAGAGAGTTGGTACGAGTAAGAAATGCAGCATAATCCAAAGAGGGATCACTGGTTACTCCTTTTACAAATTCAATATACTTTTCGGTGTCTACGGTCATGTCAAGTCAATAGGTTGTAGTTCGCTTTCAGGTAAGATTTGTTGCATAGGTAGTTCCAAGTCAGGATCAAGCCTTACGTATGGAACATCTACAGTCTGTGGTGGAGATGGCAGAAGTATCTTAGCATACACCGCATCTGGATATATGCTTAGAACACATTCAACATCCTTTAAAGTTCCACAATGACGTTTTGACCCATTAGGTAAAGTCATCTCATAGTAATGAGGAATGTCTGTTCTTACTAGGTCAGAATTTGAATCCGTCAAAAGACTTCTTTGGTTTTGGTTCTTCATAATTATACTCTTCATCCTGACCGCTGTCAAGAATATCCTCCTGTGCTGACTGTTCGCAATCATAAAGACGCATCTTGGCACGATCAATACCAACTACGAATCGTTTGAAGATGGTTGGATCATTGTATCTATTCTTCAATTGCTTCACCATAATTTGCCCGAGTCCTTCAAGATCTTCAGTTGAAATAAGGGCAAACATAAGATCAGCAGTAGCAGGGAGACCAAAGGACTCAGAGGTATCAGTAAGTTCAACGTCACTGCTACCATAACCAGAACGAGTGGTCTGGGTGGCAGAAACGATAGGTACGTTCGCCTCGCAAGCCAGTCCTCGAAGTTCTTCAGCAATTGCCTTGACAACTGTATATGAATTGACATTGCTGCCTGCGCGATACCGTTCGGAAGCACATATATTAAGGTAATCAATGAAAATAATATCAGGTCTAAATGACTTCTTAAGTGCAAGTTCATTAAGAAGTGACCTAAAGTGTCCTGCATGTGCAGACGCCGTTGGATACTCTTTAATAATTAGGGATCCTTGAGTTCTGTTTGCAAGTTTTGTTACCTTATCCTCAAACATCACTTTAGGAAGTTCTGTTATCTCCTGGATAGGAACATTGAGAAGATTAGCATCGATTCGCTCTGCAATTTTTTCTTCAGCCATTTCAAGCGTGATGTATAATACGTTTTTCCCTCCCAAGAGTGCGGAAGATGCCACATGGCACATAAACAAACTTTTACCGACACCAGTGCCAGCCAGAGCAATGTTAAGTGTCTTGTTCGGGAGACCACCCTTCGTAATCTTGTTGAAATACTCAAGGTCGAATGGGATGAGATCTTCTTTTTTGTGATATGCTTCGTATCTTTCTTCATAATCAATCAGATAGTCGTGACCGATATGTGTGTCAAATGAAACTGCTAGAGCATTTGATAAAATGCTAGGGATAGCACCTCTATCTTTTTCTTTATCCTTTCCATCAGCAAGAGCAATGGATTCCATCAGTGCCAAATAGATAGCACGATCTCTACACCACTTCTCTGTGGTATCACATAACCAATCATAATCAGTTGGAACATCTTCCAAATAGCTAATTAGTTTTGTAATCTCAGTAAAAGTCGTGTCATTAATATCCTGACGTTTCTCTACCTCAATACAAAGAACTTCTTTGGTTGCTGGTTGATTGTATTCATGAACAAATTTTTCGATTTCCTCAAATACAATCCTTTGATTTGAGTCTTCAAAATAATCTGATTTAATAAATGGAACTACTTTACGAAGATATTTTTCATTATATATTAGGTTTCTAAGGATTAGAACCTCAACTTTCTCCATAACTGTATTCCTTCTTTGCAATTTGGTCTAACTTTTCCATTACTTCAGGAGTGAAGTATGCCTCTGGATCTTTGTAGATTGCTTTGGCATAAACTTTTTTACCACCTATTTCATAACGACCTGCCACGTTTTTCCAGAGACCACCGAGTTCGCCCAACTCCAATAGACCATAATATCGATCAAGACCACGCTCATCGTAATAAAGACGCACCGTAACATCTTTGTTCTCCTTACTTAAACGCGACTTAGCAGTCTTAGCTTTGATAAGATTTCCAACGATTTCCGTTCCATCCTTTTCTTTCTTTTTGCTGAGATAGATGATTGAAGATGCAGCATACTTGAGTCCACTACCTCCACCCATTTCTTTTGTAGGAACATAAGCGCCGATGACATCGTAGGTATGATTGGTAACTATCATGGGAATATTTGCTTGTCCCAGTTTCAGAGTCAGCATTCTGAATGCACCTTTGACCAGTTGAGATTTGGTCATGTCACGAACTTGTTTATCGTTCAGTGCGTCAGTGATCTCCTTCTCTGTAGATAGCATACCCAGAGAGTCTAGCACAAACATGCAAGGTCTGCGTTCATCTTCTGGTTTCTTAAGATATATATCAACTGCCTTCAGGGCTTTGGTCCTAAACTCTTCAATTGTGACAACATTAACAACAACTAATCTCTCTAGGTCGATCCCACGACTTGCGATAAGAGATTTGTTAACAGCGGCTTCAGTGTCAAAATATAGACAATAACCATCAGGGTTAGCATCAAGGAAGTTCTTGACGACAGCAAGGGAGAAAAAAGTTTTTCCAGTGCTAGACTCCCCAGCAATGGCAGTAATCTTATTCCCAGATACACCACCAAATATAGACCCTGAAACAAGTCCGTTAAAAATGTACGAACCCGTGTCCACGTATTGTTCTGTGTCGTCGATGTCTCTTGCGAGTTTGGTATAGTCATCTCCGATTTCTTTTACAATTTCTTTTAAAAAATCCATTAAATTACAAATCCAAATTCTTCACGAGCAATTTTCTTATAAGGACCACCAGGATTGGCATCACGAATCTGTTTAATTTTAGTCAGTTTTTGATAAAGAGCAGCATCACCACCCAGTCGCAATGCACTGACAATAGTAGCAAGTTCTTTATCGTTGATAGGAAGGTCCATTAGGAGAAAAATAGTTCTAAGTTTACAGTTTTTTCGACATTCCATCCAATAGAATCAAGGATGGCTTTCAGTGGTTCGACAAAGGACTTTTCAAATTGTAAGTCATAGTCGATGTACTTGTCAAGATTAAGCTCGCGTGGAAAATCTTGAATAAAGGAGATGATGTTTTCATGGATTACATTTGGTTTTTTTAGATAACAAAATTTGATCTTTTCACCATTTTGAATCAGAGAATATTTGTTTGTAAGTTTCTTCTCTTTAACATAATGATTAAACAAAAGAGCACCGCGACAGTGAATAGGAGTCCCTTTGATGTAGATATCAGAGGAAGATTTATATTTCTGAACATCTGAAACTGATCGGGGAAAAGCAATCTGCTCTGGTGGTAACTTTTTAAACTCTTCCCTTGACTTATCAATGAAATGAATGACATCCTCTTCAGTGCCAGTCATCATCAACTTCAAAGCATCCTTAATCATCTTCCTACATGGAGCAGGAGTTGATGATTTAACTGCCTCAATACCCATCATCTTGAGTTTAGGATCTTCGTAACGAACACCCTCACTATCCCACACGTTAAGAATGTATCGCTTCTTCGCAGTCCAAATACCACGGTCAGCAATATTCTCACGTTTCATTTGCATTTTCTGGTCATATGCCGAGACATAGTTCGCCAGATTCTGATAGCATTGATCGATATATGGTTCAAACTTCTCTTCGCAGATCTTGTTAAGTAAGGAAACAATTGCTGCTTTGTCGCTAGACTTAGAAGCAAAAAATTTATTAACAAGAGGTCCAAGATTAAGATAAATTGAATCTGTGTCAGATGCAATTACGTAATCCTCTTCGGTTGTTTGCAACAGTTTATTTAGATACTCATTCATCTTACCCTCAATCCAACGGATAGAGACTTGACCAGAAAGCGTAATCGCCTCCGCATTGGCCAGTTTATAGTACCTAAAATACTGATTACCGATAGCACCATAAGCAGAGTTGAGTGAGATCTTCTTAGCCATCTGGATATTATTACAGCGGGCGATCTCTTTCTCCAGTGCCTTAGTTGGAGTCTTTTCATATTGCTGCTTTGCCTGAAGCATTCTCTTCTTAAAAATTACCCGCTCATTATACATCTTGTCCATGAGTTCTGGCAGGAACCCACGAACATCTTTGCGATACATGGCACCATTAGCACACACCGCATTATCTTTATACAACTCAAAGTTTATTTCTTCCGCAAGAATTCTATCAACCGTAGCTGTGGGATGTCTCTCATCAAGGAGTGTCTCAGGGGAGATATTATACTGCATAATAAGATGAGGGTAGAGAGAGTTAAGATCAAAACTGATAACCCAATCATACTTTCCTGGTATCGGTTCTTTGACATAAGCACCCGCGTACTTTTCGTTTTTGTCAGACCTAATCTTGGGAGGAATAACAATATTCCGTTTCTTCAGATAATTGTAGATAATGTTGTCCCACATACGAACTTGGTAGAACACATCTGCATAGTTGACCTTGGCATCATAAGCCATAGTCAAGGCAAGTTCAATCAGTTTCATCTTGTCTTCCAAACGGTCAACAAGTTCTACGTCAACAATGTTATATTCAATAAACTTCTGCCACCCTTTGGTATAGAAATCTTTAAAGGTATCAAATTCAGAGTGGTCTAGTTTCTTTTGACCTAACTCCACCTCAGCTATGTAGTCAAGGCGATAAGATTCTTGTGCTTTATAAGTAAACTTCTTATACAGATCAAGATAATCTAGTTGAGTTACACCACCAACGTCAAACATAATCTGCTTTCTACCTTTAATGAAGATCTCGTTTTCAGTAACAAGACCCCATGGAGAAAAACGCTTCATGAGTTTTTCTCCCAAAACACGATTTAATCTTTTGCAGATATATGGAATATCGAAAAGTTGAATATTCCATCCAGTGATTACATCAGGGACATCTTGCATCCAATAATTAATAAAGTGGCTAAGCAGTTCATGTTCTGAAGGACAGTGATGATAAGTAACGTTCTTCTGCTTATTCAAAAAAGGTTTGACACCCCAAGTAATAATTTGCTTGGTAGTATAATCTTGAATAGTGATTGCAATAATTTCTTCCGATGCAGACTCCACATCAGGAAATCCTTTCTCTGCAGTTGTCTCAATATCAAGAGTTACTAATTTAATCTGACTAATATCAAACTTAATTTCATCTTCAGGATACTTCTCTGAAATATACTGATAGATGTAACGATCATTTCCATAGATGGGGAATCCATCTACTTCATCATACTTTTTATAAAACTCACGACAATCACGAACTGTACCTGGATGGACTTCTTCTACATTTTCTCCACTTAATGTTCTATACTTTGAATTTCTTTTGGATTTTACAAATAGAGTTGGAAAAAATTCATCTCTATTTTCATATCTTCTACCATTCTCCACTCCCCGAACGAGGAACTGATTACCAATCAACTGAACATTAGTGTAAAACTTCATTCGTCATCATCATTAAAAAAGGAACCAAACATACCACTACTTCCAGGATCGCGGTTGTCGATCAAGTCCATAATCTCATCAAACTTCTTTGTCTGTTCCATACTCATAAGAATATCAGACAGATTTTTTACAACCATGGGTTTTTCATTAACTGCAGCAGATTTAATTGCTGCTCGGATATGAGACTCTGCTTCAAGTAAATGATCTAGAGTATTTTTTGATAGTGCCATTACTTTGTTAGGTCCTCATACTTTTCAACTAAGGTGGGCATTGGTTCTGTGATTGTTAGAATTTTATCAGAACTGATCATAAAAATGTCTTGACGCGATATAGAAATCAACCAGGGTTCCAATGTTCCATCATCTTTTAACAAAAATGGGTTAGTCATTTTACAATCAGGTTCACCTATATCTGCTCCTACTTCATCAATCTGAGTTATCAGAATCTGTCCGTTCGTCAGTAGTAGTGCCTTTACTATCTTTTCCATAATTTACAATGTCTTCGATGTACATTTCTTTTAGTTTAATCGTCGGTTCAACCATTGTTACCACCCAGTCAGATGGAACAGGAATAATTTCCTCTGCAGATAGGGGCATCCAAGGAAACAGTGAGACCTCGTATCCGGCTTTACGTCCCCTACCTTCACTTCGATCTTCAAGCATATTAGGATCGCGCATCTTCACCACACAAGGGCGGTTTAGATAGTAACCCACAACCCTACGATCTTCATCTTCACCATATGCCATCTCAGTGACATCGGCAATCATATCTTCACCTGATTTCAAAAGCAATAGTTTGATAGTCATAAGTTAGTTTTTCTTCGTTTCTATTTTAACAATAAAAAAGAGGGGCGTCAACTGGATTGTGCCAGTTACCCCTCCGTCTGCGACGACGATATTCAGTTTTATTTAGTTAGTAAGGAAGAAATAATTCTTCTTCTTTTGATTTTGGTGTTAATTTGTATGCCCCGATTGCTGATGCCGTAAGAACTGAGAAGAGTGCGAATAGTGCCATTATGGTGTTGTAAAATAAAAGGACTCTATACTGGGGGGACTATTAGGGGAATGTGCTCCCAATGGTGCTACTGAAAAAAAGGGTCATTGCAGTGCCAATGGTAAGAGTGGCGGCTGTGAGATTCATAAGTCGTCCTCCATAAGTACGAAACTATTTAGATTATAGTGTATCATAATGATACATTTCTGTATCAGTTGCGGCAAAAATTAGTCAGGATATCAGAACCAATCCTTTCTTTGATGATGTTGTGGAACAATTCTACCAAGTGTAATACTTAGCAACCCATCCTCAAAGCTAACTGATCTAACTTCCGTCTCGTCACTGAGGGTCCATGATCTAGTGAAAGATCTTTGAGCCACTCCTCTATGGACATATTCTGTCCCGGTTTCTCCATCTTCTCTTTGTCCTTCGACAAAAAGTTTTCCGTCTTGCGTGTAGACATTGACTTGCTTTTTCTTAAATCCTGCTAGTGCTAGTTCCAGTCTAGATTCAACGTTGCTGACTGTCACTAGGTTATATGGCGGATAATTGGAAGTTGTTTCGTGAAGGTCAAACAACCTACCAAAGTATTCATCCATACCAATACTATTCTTATTTATGCGATCTAGCAAAGCAGGCAGATCCGCAGCACTGTAACGTGTAAGGTTTCCCATTTGTACTTCTCCTTAAAAAGCGAGATTTGATTGTGTGGACCCCGAAGGCATCCGATATATTTATAGCACAGAATATAAAAAACGGGGTAGTG